AATGGGATCGCTGACGGATCAGCCTCAGTTATACTTACTGTTGATGGTAAGGTAACTGCATTTGTTGAAGTATTTACCGAGAAAAGTGTTAAGTCGTCAGAACCATCAAATAGTTTCATTGTGATCGTATTTGTTACAGAATTGTCCAACCATATTGTTCCAGCCGCCGCACTTCCGGGTCTTGAACTTCCAATGTGTCCAGTATTCAATGCACCAAAACTATTATTTAAAGCAGTTCTAAATGTACTGAATGCTTGGTTGTCTATTGTTATTTGTGATACTTGGCTCATGTTTTCTCCTTATGTTATTACCTGACCTACACCTTCAGCGATGAAGTCAAAAGTTCTATCTACCGTTGATCCGCTTGAGTTAAAAAACTCAATTACAAATCCTGATACTGTTTTACTTGTGATCGTATAAAAATCTCCTGTTGCCATGTTTTGTGCAGAAATACCTATTGCTGGAACAAGTTTGAATGCATGGTCAAATGTAACAGTTTTTCCACTTGTACTTGTCGTACTTGAAATATCATTCCCACTCTCTCGCCTTTTTGCAAGACTAGCTGTTACAGATAAATTAGATATTAATGATCTAGCTTTTGTGTCTCTTGACTCGAACAAAACTCTAAATTTAAAATATCTTCCAATATGCTCACCAACAACAAATGGTTTAAAATCAGAAAATGTTGAATTATCATCACTTGTTGCAATCTGGAGTATTGTACTTGCATTCGCTTCAGCCGCACCATCAAAAGGTGCTGGTTGTCCATCGTCAAATAATGTCGTTGCGGCTGGTCGTCCTCCATCAAAAAACTCTGAAACATCTTCCACAAACTGTGTAATTGTTGCTGAGAACAATCCCTTGAGCTTTGCTCCTAAATCAATTGTATTATTAAATGCGTAAGTCGCACTAGCTGGAACAGTTGCACTTGAATTACCTAATGTCCCTGAAATAGTTGGAGCAATGTGATTAGCAGAGTTCCTTGATATTACTGAGCAATTTGTTTTACTTCCAGAAAATGCTGTATGCTCATTTATAGTTGTTTGAGATACAAAATTTACTGATGCAATATCAGTAGATACAATAGTTGCGTTTGCTGACTGGTTTCCTAATTTATCAACCGCTTTAATTAAATACGATCCTGTTTTTAAGGGGACTGTAATTGATGTTGCTGGTCGTCCAATCCTAGCAACTAGATCAAAACTATTGTTATAGGTTGGATTTGATAAATCAGTTGAAAATCTTAATGTGTAAAAATCTAAATCAAGATCAGGTATTGCAGTCCAACCTAAGATTGCTTGATCGCCAATAACATTGATTCCAAAATTTGTTACATCAGAGGGTACAGCAGTTTGACCAACTATTGTTCTTGTTGCTGAAACAAATGTTGATGAAACTCCTAAAGAGTTGATTGCTCTAGCTCTTACTTGATATTCCGCACCATCAATCACATTCAATAATTGATATGTCAAAGCACTTCCTCTACCAATAACCCTGAAGCTATCTGTTACTGAGTTACCACTTGCATCTTTTGTTTGTTTCGCTTCAACTTCATATTCATTTACAAATTTATCGGTCGATGCACCTATGGTAACTAACAAACGAGTTAGAACACCGCCATCATTATACTCAACCATTTCATCGTCCAAAGAAATACTTGCTGGGGGTTGTATTGTAAATGGATTTGGTAATGTTGTATCAGGAACAGTTGCAACATTTTGTTGAGTTCCAAATGTATAAAAACTATCTTGATGTTCTACTAATTTCAAAGCCACAGTTGAATGACTATTCAAAGTTGCATTTACAACTCTAAATGGTTTTGCACTAAAGGCTGGAGTTGCATGAGTTATGTTTACAATATCTCCAACTGTCAAATCTAAAGCTGTTGCGTCTGCTGTTAAAGAACAATGTAAAATTGCTCTTGATTTTCTCAAAATTACTTCAGCCATTTCTTGAGCCTGAAAAGGATTTGTAATCGTATTAAAACTTAATTTTCTTTCTAATAAAATGCCACCATCAGCAGTTTTCATGTTTGCAAATTGATCCGCACTAGCTAATCCAGTTTCATCAACTGGTGGAAACTGTGCTTCATCTGATTGATAGTTTTTATCTGGATTAATAAAGTTTACAATTACTCGGTTGAAACGACTGTTCTTTCCTAAACTCGTAATGTTTAAATTTCCAATAATATTATCTTCTGTCAATGTGATTGAAGCAGACCCCGTTGTTTCTACCAAGATATTATATTTACCAGCAGAATAATTTAAAAATGCTCTACTACCTTTGAGCAATTCTTTTACTAAATCTATTGCTTTTTTTGATGTATCTAAAACTGCATGAGAATCTAATAAATCAATTTCACTACCACCACTAAAAGGGGTTACATTAACATCTAAAACATCTCCAGCAGTTTGCCAGTCTGCATAATTACTGTCAAAATAACTATTTGCAATATCCATTCCAAAACGATCATTTCTTAAATAATCTAACAATTGGTAAACTGGATTATCAGAATATTCCCAAGTTGAAGAAGTATCTTCTCTATGCGACCCACTTCCTCCTGTTTTAGTGCCATCAAGATTTGGATTGTAAATTTTTCTTCCTTTAACTATCGCTTGTACTTTTGGTACTCTACTAAAAGCATCTCTATTCCATTTAAATTTTAATGCGATGTAGGCAAGTCCACTCAGTTTATGATTACTACCCCAACTTGAAAGAGGAGTAAGTAAAGCCGATGCAGATTGACTATCAGTACCATAATGGCATCTAACTGTAATTAAACTCTCAGCACTTGACCCATCTACTGCTGGATCAGCTTTGAAATAATTACCATCGCTACTTGCTACTGTTCTTTCCGTATTATCAGCTAGTGATCCAGAAAAAGTTACTTCATTTTCATTGACAAATATTTTTTCAACACTCGTAATTTCTCCTTCACAAAGAACAAGAGCCATATATAAAAATTCATTGTCATTTCCACTCGACTCAAGAAATACGATATTCCCACCAATTTTTCTTGTGCCATAAATTACTGGTATATGAGCATTTGAAACATATTTATTTACTAATATTCCTCTTGCTTCTAACTCTTGCAATTGTTCGCTGTAATCAGGAATGTCTGGAGTTAATGATGTAGGCAATCCAATTAATTCTAAACCAGCATCAACGACATCATTTACTAAATCAAATGTTTCATCAATGGCATTATCTATATCTTCAAGAATTGGTATTCCGCCGCACATTATAAAGCATACCCATATGTAAAGCCGAGTTTTCTAAAATTATTATCAATAAATAATTGTTCTCTAGTATCTATTTCTTTTCCGTCTAATGTGTTGAGCATACAAGGTATCATTTTTTTATCAGCTATTTTTTTAAATTCAGTTAAGAGTAAAGTTGCAGTTGCAAAATTCCTATGTTCTTTTTCTATCCAGAAACCCATTTCAGATAAATATTCTGCATCTGAAAACCACCATTCCATAATTAATCCAGCAACAGCACCTACTACTTGTTTATCTTTCACAAGTATGAGTGCAGTTTTATCTTGTATCATTTTCATTAAATATCTTGTTGACTTTGAAGCATCGAGATTAGGAAAAGCCACATTTGCACCCTTACACATTGATTGAGTAAATTCTTGCAAATTTTTTACATGATCTACTTCTGCGTTTAGAACTTTATAATCACTCATTGTAAACCCCACTCTATGTCCTGTATTGTAACAGCAGAATAAGACATTCCTAAATCTGTAGAAAAAAATCTTTTTTGCGAATTGTCGGCTGTTGTTCTACCGCCAATTTTATCGAATGCTCCCCAATGTGAAGTTACATTAATAGTCAATGATGCTGTTGTTGCGTTATCTTGAATTTTTACATCATCAATAGTTCCATAATATAACAAAAAAGGATCAGCAATGATCGCATTAGAACTATCTAAATATGCTTGATATATTCTTACTATATCTCCAGTAACACTTGTATTTAAAACAACTGATATATAAGTTTGATCGACACCAGATAATCCTAAAGACAAAGTATTTTTTGTTGGTGTTGAAGTCTCGTTTACAGCCTGAACAGTCAATAAATGACCTGATGCAGTATAAGTTTGTGAACTACCACTTATGCTTGAGGTCAAATCATGTGAATGATTGGTAATGTAAATTGGTGTGGGAAAACCAATATCAATCAATACAACTGGTTTTATGTTTTGTGTTGCTAATGCGTTTTTAACCGCAGTTGTAAGTCCTCTTGCCATTATAAACTTTCTTCAACATCTAACTCAAATGTAAATAAAACACTTCCATCTGATGCAATTGCATTTGATGAAAACTCTTGAACATCATTAGTCAAGAATACAGTAAATGGAACACTATCATAAATAACAGCTTCATTATTAGATAAAGCAGTTGTTAATGGTGGCTCAATAGTTACAGTTGCCGCATTGCTTGAGGAAGTAACATCTTCAACAACCATATAGACTTTTGAATGTGCATTAAATTTAATGAAATCTCCAGCTTTAAATCTTCCAGCACCATCAGCCGCAAATGCGTCCATCGCAATAGTTGTATCACCAACAGCATGAACACCATTTACCAAAACACTTCCTGTTTCGTTTCCCTGTGCATTCAAATAACTTGGAAAAGTAATTGTAAAATCTTCTTTCGATCCTCTTTGCTTTACTATAAATGCTTGAACAGCCGCAAAGTCTGATCGTTTGATGTTTGGATATTGAACAGTAAATAACCATCTTTGTCCGTCAATTTGTCTCCTAAATGTTTTCCCTGAATGAGTTTTTGATACCAAAGTTTTTTGTTCACTTCTAATATTGATTGCTTCAAACTCTACATTAGGTAATGCTCCACTCATATTAGATTAGCTTTTCCTTTTTCGTTTACAGCTTGATTTATCATATTTGTAATCATTCCTCTGCTGTTATTTAATAATTCGTTAAATCCTTTTGCACTTACAGTATTGATATTAAAGTTTACAACTGTTGCACCCATCTTATCTCCTAACTGATGATTGGGTGTAACTGTACCAGCCGTAGCTGGTGTAAATAACTCTGCACCTTTCTCACCAACAAGGAATGGTTGATTAGCTTGTCTTGCTCCACCAAATTGTGCTGGTGGTTGTTGTGATCTAATATTAGCAACTTGAGCAAGTCCAGTAGCCACAGTCAATGCCGCAACAGCAAAGTTAAATGGAGGTGGTATATCTCTTAAAGCATTTGAAGCACCAGTATATGTACTCATTATCGCTTGACCAATATTTAGAGCTTGTTGAAGTCTAAACATTTTTTTTGATCTTTGCGATCCTTCAGCCGCTAATTTTTTAGCTTCTTCAAATGCTCGTTTTTTACCATCAATAAGAGCTTCTTCAGCATCTTTCTCTGCTTTTAAATCTTTAACAGCTTGTCTTGATGCTGATGCTCTCTGAGAAAAGAAATCATCTCCTGTACCAAGAGTACCCATAGTATCTCTTAGTTTTTCAGTTGCTATATTTACTTCTCCTGTTGCAATAGCAATATTATTCAAACTTTCAGTAAACTCACCGCTTTGTTTAATGCTTGTTGGAATAACATCTTGATTAAGAGTGTTTAAAGTTTCAGTCCATTTCTCGTTGTTATCAGCAATATATCCAACTGCGTCACCAACTAATTGAAAAGGTTTTAGAAGTAAATCAACAACTCCAGTAAGTACCCTTGATGACTCAATAACTTTATCTATTGTTCTTCCAACAAATTGAAATGCCGCAACAACTAATTTTACTTGTTCAACAAATTCTTTAAGTGCTGTACCTAATACTTGTCCAACTGCTCTACCAAATGCCAAAAATTGTTCTTCATTTGCCGCTAGTGAATTGTTAAAATCAGTAAACTGAGCTTTAACTTCTGTGAAAAAACCTTCGTTGATAGCATTCTTTAATTGGAAAAATTTATCTCCAATCATTGAGGTTGTACCTTCTAAGGTATCTGCTAAAGCCGCAGTAGTTCCAGCAAATTCACCATTACCAGCGAAAACAGTTGCAAATGCTTTTCTAGTTTCTTCTACTGATACTTTTGCTCCAGCAGAGAAACCGAGCATATCTCTGACACCTTTTTCTCTAAATATATCAGCACTTGCAATACCACCAGCAAAAGCTCTTTGGATTTGACTTGCAGTTGTTTCAAAATCTAATCCAGTTGCCGCCGCAACATTACCAGTAATTTCTAAAATACTTTCTAATTGTCTTGCGTCTTTTGCTACAACAGCAAGATTACCTGATGCTCTTGATATTTCTTCTAAACTAAAAGGAACTTTACTAGCAAATTTTGCTAATGTATCAAATGACTTTGCACCTTCTTCAGCACTTCCAAATAAAAATTTAAATCGAACTTGTAAATTTTCAACTTCCTTACCAGTCCTAATTAAACCACCTATTGCCCTTGTTGCCCCAATAGTAGCTAATGCGGCACTTGCGGCTAAAGCAAAAGTTTTAAGACCACCTAATCCTCTTTTGGCTCTACCTATCGCCTGTTTAGTCTTATCCTTTGCAACTATATCTATCTGTACTTTTTTTGTCATTTATCTCCTAGATTTGGCTTTCATTCGAGCAACATTCGCCTGATGCTGTTCATGTTTTCTTTTATCTTCTAAGTAAATTACCCAAGTCAAAAATTCTTCAACTGAAAACTCTAAAACTTCTTTTATTGGTAATTTTAGATAATCTGCGAGCTGGACTACCATATTGTAGTCAAAGTCATTATCTATTTTTTTTTAATATCTTTTTTTGATGGTGTTTGCATAAGCCAAGTCGCAACTTCAGCTAACAAGTCAGGGTCAGTTTTTGTCATCAAAAACTGTTTATGTTCTAACGAGTAAATGTTGTTCCCTTTTGCGTCTAAGGCTAATTGTATAAGTGCATATGCCAGACCTTCAGTTTCATCATCTTTCATTTTTTTAAATAAAACACCCTTTTGTTTTAAATTCATGGGTTGTTTATAAATGGTTGTTTTCCAC